AGCGGTTCGGCCTGCTTGCTGTCCTGTCTGTAACGCTAAGTTACCTATGTTTTCCTGTCCACCAATTTCTTCATTTCGTTGGTAGTAGTCTAGTCCGGCATTAAAAAGGCCACCCATGTTAAAACCACCACCTCCACCGACGTTACCACCTGCGGGAGCAGGAGCTTGATTAGGAGCATACCCACCACCGGCTTGTAAAAGGTCTATACCACCACCTCGGTATCCTGAGCCTGCACCAAAGGCATCGTTGGGGTTTGTTAAGCCACGTGGCCCTGTGTAATTAACTGGGTACTGCCCGTTTACATCCTGCCCAATAAACTGACTCATTAGAACGTACCTCCGTTGATTGTTGTTGCTACTAATTCTCCGGTCACAGTAACTCCTGTATTAGTTGTTTCTAGTTTCTTACCGTTGTTGTAGAATAAGTCTACGGAACCATCAGTAGTACATAAAATATAAGTTCCTGAGCCTACTCCTGTCCCACTTCTGAGATTTAAAAACTGATTAGCGTGTAAGAAAACACCTCCTGTTCCTGTATCAGTAATAAAGGAGTTAGCACCATCGTGATAAATGTTTAAATCACTTCCTGCTCCAAACTTAGCTTTTACGTTGTCGTTAAACAACAAGTCACCAGTTATTGTATCACCTGCAAGGTTTACTTTAGAAGAAATAGCTGCTTGAATAGCGGTAAAGTCATTATCAAAATCAGCACCTTTAATAATCTTATCTGTGTCACCGGAGGGTAACGAATCTTTACCAAGGTAGTTAGTTGTGTACGAATAGTTACTCATTAGAGCAGTCTCCCAATTAGAGCTAGTATGTCAATTTTTTGAATGGAAAAGTTACTGTTGTTAATTATTGTTTCAACGCCAAAGGATAACGTAGTGCCTGAGCCGCTTGCGTTTACTGAAGGTCTGTTAATTGTAATACCTGCACTATACTCTGCTGTCGTGTTGTATTTTGCGATACCGAACTGTGCTATTGTGTCTGAACCAAATGTAAATGTTTCCTGAGCGTAGCTTTCTTCGTAATCGTAACCCCACTTCAGTACTGCTGTAGATAACGAACCACCAATAACAGTAATACGCATCTTCTTTAGGAACTTCTCGTTAGCAGGAGAGCCAAAGTCTTGCTCATTACTAAAGTAGTTCATACGATAGCTGTTTCCTGCGTCCTGAAAGCCTCCGTACTGGACGATACCTAGTGTATCCTTACCCATGTATAGGGTTCCATCAGAAAGCCTCTCAAAGGCTGTAAGAGCTATTGCTGTCCATTTGGTTGCACGGAATGCACCGTCCTCTAAAGCACCTCGTAAGTCAAACACATAAACTTTATTAACAGCAGGTAAGGACAATAAGTAAAAGGCATTCTCAGGACTGTACACAGATTTAACACCTGTGGTGTCTGAGGGTACATCTCCCATAAGGTCAGAGCGTACATTCTTACTAATGTCACGTAGTGGCTGTGACTTCTCCTGAATCAAACGACCTAGAGACATAACACCACGGTCAGACAAGAAGATTAAGTCACCCGCTGTCTCCTGTACGGAGTCTCTAGCAATACAACCTACATTAATAATGTCAACAAGAGCTATAGTGTCTATAGAGTCAGCACCCTTATAAAGAACAGTCTGCCTCTTACCGAATATAACTAACGAACCGTTAAACTCAGCTAAAGCAACAATCTCATCCGATGCCCATACTTTTGTTAAGTCTAAAATGCCTGCATTAGAGCCGCCTGCTACGTGAAAGTCATCATCAAGTAAACCAGAAAAGCGAACAGTATATTTATCAGTAGTGTTATCCGCTGTCCAGAGTCTACCAAAAGCCGTCAGTACTTCGTTAGTTTGAGGAGCGCCTGTGCCACCATGTGCTAGGATAGCTAAATCGCCAATACCGTTTGTATGCTTCAGTGGCGTATAACCACGTTGGAAGAAGTACACACTGTTATTAAAACTTACAATCTTCCAGTTGTTTGCAGTAACTGTTTGATAACCAACAGGGAAACCTAAAGTAGTTAAGGTTGTAGTGCCTGTGTAGAGCAGGTTGTTACCTGCGGAGTATACAGTCTTTGTTCCGTCGTACGCAACGTGTTCATGTATAGCTTCAATAGGATTAGAGCCTAAGCTACCAGTGGATGTAGAGACCTGTGTGTGTCCCTGTCTGGCGGCAATACGACCCTGCTTGTCTATCACACAGTTGTCGGCTGTCTTAGCAAAGTTGACTGACAGTCCGACAGGGGAGTCCTGTGTGTTCAAGCCAAAAAAGCCGGGAGCCGCAACGGATAAGGGTTGTAGTTGTTTACTCATACGTCATACCATATAGTTTCTGTAGGGAAGCGAGCTGCATCCATAGAGATAGCATCAGCCAAGCTAGACTTAGCCATGCCGTACAAAGCCTGAGCAGAAGCACCACCAGTCTCACCACGTTCCTCTGCCGCCATAGCTGTAGCAAACTGAATCACTGGTAGGTAAGGAACAACGATATTGTCAGTTGCTTCCGTTAGCTCTTCTGACCTGTCAACAACATTAAACGTTAAGTTGTATACTTTATTAGGGACAGGATAGAAAGCTACACCCATACTACCTACGTTCTCTACGTAGCCTGTGTACACATAGTTGTTAGGAACAGAGGCGTTAGCAGGATTAATAAACTTGTCATTCTGTAAGCCTACTTGAGTCCCTGCGTGTACATAACATTTCTGAGTGCTGTTACTCACTGACAATGTTTTAAACATTTGTGACACACCAATAAGGTTGTACTCACGTTGGTTCTCTACAGTGTCTACAGCTATTTCCTTACGAAGCACTGACCAATCCCAAGAGTCCTCTACGAGACGTACAGCGTCATTAACGTAGTCTCCTACTAATTTAGCGTAGGTAGTGGACGTAACGGAAGATACTTCGTCCTCACGTAACCTACGTAGTACTCTGTTTATTGCGTTTAAATAATTCATCCGAATAGGTTCCTGTTATTAAAATCACTTGCGAAAGGGTCATCGTTAAAGTCAACTAGTTGTTCTCTTGGTGCGTCCTGCACTACACGCTCTACGTTAGTGAACTTAACGGGAGAGAACTTAAACAACTCATCTCTAAACAAACTGTCCGTTGTACGTGTACCTAACGGCTGACCTCCTCCTCCTACCATACCTGTCAGCATAGCGCCTCCTCCTCCGTCCAATAGAGCGTCTTTAACAGGCTGCAGTAGGTTATCATCAATAAACCTCCCAGTCTCCTGTAAAGGCTCTTTAAACGGCTCTGCTGCGTCTGCTATGCCTGAGCCTACTTCACGTACTACATCTTCCGTAGCAGACCCTACGTCACCTATTGTAGACAATAAGGGGTCAGTTACGTCACCTATCTGTGAACCTATGTCACGAACGCCTGACGCTAGGTTACTAACTACATCGCCTACAGCACCAAAATCAATGTCTATATCAGGAGCATCGGGAAGCTCTATACCGAAACTACCGCCTTCCTTTACGTACTTCTCTAATCCTGACCCCAAAGCGTCTTGTACGTTTCCACCGTCTATTACAGTAGTTACAGCATCTCCAACTCCCGCCATAAAGTCAGGGTCATCTAGTAAACTTTGAGGTACGCCTACTGTCTTTAGGGCATCTCCTATCGCACTGTCAGTCACTAGGCTACTAATCAACGCTGTAGGGTCGCCAGTAATAGCCGCTTTTGCAACTAAGGCCGCAGTGCCTCCACCCGTTATCGTACTAGCCCAGTCTTCAGAGTTTAAATCTTCCCCTGTTAACGCTCTACCTGCTTGTATATAACCTTCAGACAAACCACCTGTAGCTAATGCAAGTCCAGTACGGAAGATAGGGTTAGCAAGCATACCTTCAAAAAAACTAAGCTTTGGCTTAGGTTCCCAGTAAGTGCTGTATGTACCTACGTCACCTGCTTGCATCCATTTTCCGTCTTTAGCGTCGTCAATACCGCTATTCATGTGAGCCGCAGTACCAGTAGTTAAATACAATCGTGTACCGTCTTCCAGTTCTTTATAAAGCGGTATATCTTCTTGCTTTAAGTAATCTTTTATTATGTCGGACTGAGCATTAGCGCCTTCCCTATACGCACTACCCTCTCTATAAAAGTCAACGTCTTCTCTTTTGTATCCCATCGACTTTAAGTCACGCATAACGGTGTCGAGGTTTAAAGCAGAGTTTTGGTCGCGGATTCTTAAGTACTTAGCTACTTCAGGATGGTCTCTTCTTTTCCGCGAATGTGTACGCCCACTCCAACTGTGTGAAGTTTCATCCCACTCTTCTGTTAATTCTTTTTGTTCGGGGGTTAGTCTGTCGTAAGCCGCCTGTACTACAGCATCATACTCAGTTTGATAAGCCTCCTGTCCTGCCGCTAGTGCTTCCTGTAAGGAACCGTAACCAGTAGAGGCACCTTCCTCAACTGCAAAAACATCTTCCTCTTGTTGGTCAAAGGCGCTTTCTAATCCAGTAGCCATTACTTAACCCCCTTAGTTTTCTCATATGTACGCAACGTACCTAACCCAAGCATCCCCATTAAGACAGGCAACATAGTTGACAAATCTATAAGGGGAATAGTGATTG